CTTGCTTCTGCATAATCTTTTAGCCTACTTAGGGCTTCTAAAAACTTATCGTTATATAACTTCATTATATCAGCTTCGCCTTTCATAAACACATAGGCTTCAGCTAAACTACCGTATAACATAGCGTTAGGAGCATTTTCACTTAACCAAGTTTTCGTTGTATCAAGTGTTGTTGATACAACCACTCCAGTAGCCGAACTAGAACTTCCTGTGACTGTTTCCCCTACAGTAAAGTCAATAGCTGGAATTATAACTGTAAATTGAGTTGAGCTGTCTACTGAATTTATATCAGATGTCGCCCCACTAGTTCCTCCTGTTAATATGTCACTAGTTGTAAAAGTTCCAGAAACGCTACTTAAAGTAAGAACAGTTGTACTTGTCGTTAAACTAGCTGGTCTAAAATAGTAATGAAGTTCTGCAGTATACGACGCATCGGGAGTTGGTGCTAAAATAAAATTTTCAAAATCAAATAAAGCGTAATATTTTGGCGTTCCTGTAGTAGCTGGATTGGGATTATACTGTTGAACATAGTTTACATCTTTTTGTAATAAAAATTCTTTTAAACTACTATTCGTAATAGAAAGACTAAAAGAAGCTAAGTAATCTTCTGGAACAGCCAAAAATTGATTTCCAGAAGAAGTTGTCCCAGAAACATTTTTACGAAAAAACTCTAAATCAACTGTTTTAAAAATACGTTCTTCTGCAGATTTTATGTAATCATCCATATGCGAAACAAATGTTGTCTCTTGATTTTCTGCATAATCTTTTATAGCATTTTTTAATGTCGTATATGTAAAGCTCATGATGTTTCTACCGTAACGCTACCTAAACTTGCAGTAGCTTCAAATGTTGCTAATTTTTGTCCTATCAAACCTAATCCTGTATTAGTAAAAACTACAAAAGCAAAAAAATCTTCTTTAGTTTCTGGTCTTGCTTCTTTTAAACCTTGACCTTCTAAAACCCTTCTATTTGAGTCTAGTTGTTCGTGCTTTCTTTCGAATTCAGAAATATGAACAATAGAGCCATTCCATTCTTTTACTCTTTGAGTATAAGGAAATCGCATACCACTTCTATCAGATATAAAGTAAGCGTGTTTTCCTGAAGAAAAAGGCATCTATATATACCTTTCATAAGGAAGAAGTTTTAAACTAGTTCTATCTCTATCTTCTGTTGCTGCTCTATCAAACTCTTCATCGTATATAGCTTTTAAAACTTGTATTCTATCTGGAGCTTTTTTTATAGCTAAATAATAAGCTAATCCTGCAGCAAGACAAGGATAAAATCTAAAGGGAACTTCTATCGTATTAGTAAACCCATCGGCATCTTCTATTCTAGTTAATCTATCGAAAACTAAACTGTACGTTTTGTCAGGAGTTGGCCAGAGTCTTATTTTAGGAGTAACTTGTCTATCAATATAGAACTGAGTAGGTCGTGACTCGCTTAATTTACTTGATATATTTATGTATGTATCACGACCTATTCTTGTTATGGCTGTGTCTGTTTGAGAAGCTGTTCCAGAGTTTTCTCGAACTACAGCAGACAAAACATCAATAGTGTCTCCGTCTAGTGTGTATTCTGAAGTTCCATCTGTGATACTAAGTGTAGTTTGCGTAATGGTCCAGCGATTTAAACCACGATTAGCCCAATCAGCAAAAAGTAAATTTAAAGATCGTTTTGCTGTTTTTAAATCGTAGCCTGTTCTTACTTCTAAACCACACCGTTCAAAGGCTTCTTCTATATACTCGTCTACGGATAGTTCAAAATCAGCTGAACCAGAGGTTGCCATTACTTCTTACCCTTTTTATCCATGTAGCCACCCATAGCCATTTTTCCCATGTAGCCACCACCCATGTAGCCACCCATCATTTTCTTTTCGATCTCACCATCCATAAAACCACCCATAGCCATTTCAGTAACGTCTACAGATTTTCCTGGGTTTAGTTCTTCAATTATTTGCATTGCTGCAGCAACATCTTTATCTGTTATCTTTCCAGTGTCTCTTGATTTAGCTAAAGCCATTGCCCTATCTAATTTACTCTTTTTTCTTCCTGAATCCATTCCTGGCATTTTATGCTCTCCTTTTTCTTTTTAATGGTTTTACGTTTCTTGGCTTGCCTTTACTTGGTTGTCCTAAAGCAACTTTCTGTTTAACCCTACTACGTTTTTCTGCAGATGTTAATTCTTTTGTTGTCTTAGGTGTTTTAGAACTAATTCTTTTACTTGGTCTACAATACGGTGTTCCTCTTTTTTCGCCCTTTTTCCTACCACATTTCTTTCCTGAGCGAACATCTTTCCAGTCCTCTTTAAACCATCTTTTTAACGCTAATCCTGCTTTCGTTTTTCTTACAGCCATTATGCACGCTTCGTTTCTTTTCTTTTCTTATTCATAACAACACCACAACCTCTTGCTACGTTTGGATTGCTAGATGGTCTTTTTGCTCCCATATAGCCACCAAGAACTTTTTTCTTTACTTTAGACTTATTGCCATAATTTGCAGCACCAACTTTTCTACACTTCGCTATAGAACCACTAGCATAAGCAGAAGGAAAAACTTTGTATCGTGCTTTTACTTTTCTATAACAAGCGTCTTTAGGCATTTTTAGTTACTTTCTTTTTCTTTTTAAGTTTTTTAAAATCAGCACCTGTAATTTTATTTTTAGGTGGTGCTATTTTGGCTAGTTTCTTTTGTTTTGAAGTTAAAGGCATTTTCTTTTTCCTTTTCTGAGGTGGTTTAGTAATTTGTTGTGGCATAGAAGATCGGCTCATAACCATTATAGTAACTGTTCCAGTCCAGACGCAACAACAATTAAAGTTACTATCATCCATAACCTATTATCTAATCTTTTTAAATGGTCTTGAATATCAGCATATCTTTTATCGCAAGACTCTTCATGCTTTTCTAACAATTTTAAAACTTCCTCTGCTTTCATTAACATTTCCACCTTCTTCTTGCTTGTCGTAAACGACTATTAGGGTTCTTTGCTGCTTTTGGAAACTTCTTCATTTGTCCAGCACTTCTTGCACAAAAGGACTTTCTTCGTTTAGAGTCTTTACTGCCTTTTTTAACTTTTCCAGTAACAGCTGTTTTTAGTTTACTTCCAGGATTAGCTTTTCTATAGGCTTTAACTCCTTTAGTCGTCATTCCTGCTCCAGATTTAGTAGAACGGAAATTACCAGACTTAACTGAAGTCTTTATTGGCTTTTCTTTTCTTTTGGTTTCAGCCATTTAAACCTCTATGCGAAGAAAAAACTCATCATATCTGTGGTTCCTATTGTATACACAACATAAGCACCACTTTCAAAAACAACACCATTTTCTGGAATAGTATTATCTATAGTTGTATTATCTGTTCCTATTGTTCTAGCTTTAAATAAAGCTGTACCACCACCATTAGGCTCACCGTTAAGAAATTGAATAACACCTGTAGTGCCACCTGAAACAATAGAATAGCCTTTAAGTCGAGTTCTTCCACCAAAAATTATATCTGCTGCTGAACCTGTTGTTCCAGCTATTACCGTTCCTGCTGGATCGCCTACAGCCGTAATACTAACTATTGTTTTAAAGAATTTAGAACCTGTTGCTGCACCTGTATCAGCACCTGTTATGCTTTCAGTTAAAGAAACGCCATCTAAGTCCGTTCCTACAACAGTAAAAGATATTCCACTATCGTCTCCACCAGAAGTAATCGATACTGTTCGTGCCGAACCAAGAGTTACTGCACCACCACTTGCTAATGCACCACCTAGAACTAAAGCAGCATTATTAGCAACTTGTGCCGATGCTGAAAAACCATTTGGATCTGCTGCAACCTCATCACTTATAAAGGTTACTTTTACGTCTGAAACAGCTCCCATATTAATCTCCTTATAAAAGAAGGGGGTATAAAACCCCCATGATTATGCTGCGTAGCCCATCAATTCGATGAATAACTTACCTGCTGTGTAATCTGCATCTGTTGCAGCACCAGTTGTTAAGTACAAAAATTCATCTGCAGCTGGAACGGCAGCAAAGAAAACCTTA